TTAGCCTTTTCAAGCTCAGCCACTTTTGCCTTAAGTTCAGCAATTTCCTGCTCAGCCTTGGCTTTATCAGCAGCAGCGGTCTGATTGGCTTCAGTTAAAGTAGTATTTTCTGCTGTCAGCTCTGTATTAGCCTTTTCAAGCTCAGCCAGACGTGCTGCGGTACCATCTGCTTTAGGCTCTTCCGGCTCCTGATATTCTTCAATAGCGCCAGATGCTAAAAGGGCCTGAAGTTGTTTAGCTTCAAGCCCTTTGATTTCATCACCTGGCATAAAATGCCCGATGGATTGTTTTGCTGTGTACTTCGGCATTTAAGCCTCCTTATAGAGTAATGAAGCCACGGCCACCAACAACGCCGTTTTTGTTAGAAGGAACAACCAAAGGAGCAGATTCAGTCATCAGCATAATGCCGCTTGGATCTTCACAGTACCATTGACGGTCAAAGTACTGCTGAGCCACGCCATTAGCGGTCATGTTCTTAATCTTGCAATGGGCCACTGAACCATTGGTATCCGAGATCAGACTGAAATAATCTTTCTCAATGAAGCGGTTCACCTTACCCTTATGACGGTAGGTTGCATCGTAAACCCAGAACTCTACTCCATCAAAAGTACCTTTCAATGTCGGTTTCTGGCTTACACCGAAGCTTGGTACAACTGGTACAGAGATCCCTGCATACGGTGTCACAAATTCCTTTTTGAAATCTGCATCATTCCATAAGGCCTGCCACACCAGACCAGACATCAGCGCCATTTTTGCTTCACCACCATCTGCTTCGAGCTGACGTTCCAGCATACGGCGGATATCATCCACCGGCTTGGCACCTGCCTGTCCCCATGCTACAAGTGGCGTGTAATTTAGGGATGCATCACGCTCATAATCAACCAGGTTATATTCATAATCATCAGAATGCAGCAGATATTTGCCATTTTTCAGAAGATCAATGGCCATCATTAGAACCGAGTTATCAATCGCGTCATGGTTGCGTTTCATGACAGCAATTTGAGAAATCACCATCTTTTCCTGTTCAGAGAGCTGCTGGTTACCGGTAGAGATAATCCCCGCAGTGCGTAAACGCTCTAACAAGGCAATTTCAAAAGTATCTGCAGCAGTCACCTGATTTTTAGGTTTGTAGTATGCCGGTTTAACATGAGTTACTTTTGCAGACTGAGTAGTTTCAAATGGCTTACCTGGCTGATTTGGTGATACCAGCGGGGCCAGATCATGATCAGCAGAAAGCTCAGCTAGTGGCACATCATCCCGGGTAAACAGTGGACGGTTTGGAAACAGGCGATCTAGCAGCCATGTATCCATTGGACGGTAATTGCTATGAATGAGAGCAAGCTCACCCACATCCAGAAGTTCAAGTGGAGTACCGTCAATATTAAAAGACTGTGGCATGTTGATTACACCTTAGAAAGTTCGATTTTGTTTTTGGTTGCTTTGGCACGGGCAGCATCATATTTCGCCTTGTCCAGCAACGCCCCATTTAAAGACACGGCCTCAACGTTAAATACACCGCCGTAATACACCGGAATTTCAATCCCGTCAGCCGCTTTAATGGTTGCTTCAGCTGCGGTAACGTTCTGGCCACAGATCACATCCCAGGATGATTCATCTGCAGCATGAGTCAGTACATTGTCATCTGATAGCACCAGAAGATCGCCGTAATTGTAGGCGGTACCGGCAGTGACCTTGCCATTGGCACGGCGCAGCTTTTCATTGTCGAGTACCAGTTTACGTGTGGTAAATGACACCGGTGGAACATAGTGAATAGCCATGAATTATTTCCCCTTGTTTTGTTCAGCGAAGGCTTTTGCACCTGCTGTGAATTGATGTTCCTGGTTACCACCCTGTCCGCCTTGTCCTTGTCCACCCTGTCCGCCAGTAGCCTGATGATTGAACAGGTAGTTCAGTGCAGGATTTACACTTGGTGTTTGTTGTTGCTGTTGGCCAGCTGGTGGTGTTTGATTACCTGTCGAGAACTGTTTAAGTGTGCTGGCCATCAGCTCAAATGCATCGTCTGGCATAGCAGCGAACTTAGACTTCTCTTCGGTACTAAACTCTTTGCCCAGGTCTTTTGCCAAAGCATCGATTTCGGCATTACGTTTATCAGCGGCAAACTTTTTAATCTGTTCCTGCAAACCTGTAATAGTCTGCTCCTGCTCCTGGAGTTTTGCTTTTGCTTGTTCTAGGTCCACGTCTGTGTCCTCTGGTTGGTTAAAGTTTTTGGGTGAGTGACTAGCTGCCACGGCGTTGGTATTGTCATCTGCACCTAAAGCACAAAATGACACTTCACGGATACGACCACCCCGAAAGATGGCAACAGGTGCCTGGAATGTCCTGCCATTCACAATGACTGAACCTTCTTTAACCTCTTCCACTGTGGTGGGATAAATCCGTACTGACATTTGCCATGGAAAGTCATCATCAGAGTCCTGGGCGACTTGAGTTCCGAATTCATTTGAAAGTAGATTGCCCTCAATTTTGAGGCCTTCCGTATGGCTCACAGAATATGAGTTGATTGCTCCAGCTCTTTGACTGGTTCGATGCTCTAGCAAAGCGGGGATACGGCCTTTGATCTGAATCGAATCAAGGTCAAACACCACCTTGTCCCAATACCAGTGGTCAGTAATTGCTTCACCACTATAGGCAATACCCGAAAAGGTGCGCTTCTTTTTCCCTTCCTCTGGCTTGTCTACACTGACTTGGCCAAGCTGAAAGCAAAACTGATCTTGCTCCTGCTTAGCTTTTTCATTTGGATCTGGCATTTTTTCATGCTCCATAAAAAAAGCACCCCTATGGGTGCTATTTGTTACTCTCAATAGTTAGTTAACTATCCAATATCAACATAACATTCGAAAAGATCTTTATTTTCAACTCCAAAAGTTAGAGGTGATTTTTCTGAGTGAGGTTGATAATTTATGTCAACAAGATCAACTCGATGCCCTGTTCGGGATTTAAACTCATGACACTTCTGCTCTAAGATTTCATGTAATTCTCTTTTAAAAGCATTCTCTTCATGTTTAAGCATTAACTTATCCATAGGGTAGCTTCCTTGTAGTTTTACTTATTATATCACTGCAATACATAAACGCTCCAAAGCCACCTAAAAGCTGATTTAATTTTCTAAAATTTTCAAAGAGTAAACTATTTGTCTATTCACTATTCCCCTTGAAACCACCTGAAAAGATATGCCTAAGGGGAACAGTACGCCTTGCCCTGCATTTAGCTTTTCCAGATCAATACCTAACCCTTTAGCATTCTCTATCTGAATCACAATATTTGAGCCAGAACCTGCTAACAGTAACGGCGCATCCAGAGTAATGACCTTACCTACCTCCAATGATGCAGCGTAGGTTAGTGAAGCTGATCCGGCCACTGTAGTTGCACTATTTGATGCTACTGCCTGTAGCCTGCTTAAATCCTCCTTCAACCAGCGTTTAAGTACTTCCTCAGCCAGAGTGATAGGTGGTTGCTTTAGCTGCGCCGTAAGAGCTGAATCATTACCCTGTACATAGTCCAAAAAAGTACGAATCGCACTTGGCCGGATATCTGGATCAAGTGGAATCACTGTATTGGCCACCACATCAAATAAGTCCCGAGTTTTATCATCCATCGGAGCAAATAAGCTGGCCAGCTTTTTACTTGCCATCCATTCAGCCTTGATGACCTCTTTCTGCTCCAGCAAAAATGCTTTATCCAGGTCAGAATCAAGGATCTTCTGATCTACCAGACCAGATAGATCGCCATAGGTCATTGGACTGGTACTCCATCCCATTTCCTCAGCCACTTCCGGTAGCTGATCATCTGGGGTAATACCATATTTTTCTGCCTGCTTTTCAGTTAAGGCAATCACTGTACAGCGACACATAAAGGACCACGGCGGGTAATACATGAGCCAGAATGGATCATCGATATGACGAATAATCCGATTTAATGCCAGGTGACTTGGACGGACCCGGCTATCATCGATAGCTGAATACATCAGGTATGGTCGTTTGTCTCTATTGCGTTGCTGCTGTTGCCAGC